CCGACGGACTGGATGATGGTTCCGCTTTTCAAATCGCGATCGCCCCGGACGGAACAGTCTATGTGGCCGGTGATTTCGATGAGTTTGGCGGCGTGGTTTGCAACAATGTGGCCCGCTACGATCCGGTAACGAATACGGTTACGGCCTTGGGATCCGGACCGGGATTGAGCGATCTCGCGAACTCGGTGGCGGTGGATCGGGATGGGATCGTATATTTCGGAGGCGCGTTCACTCAGACGTTCGGAGGAGGACTCACTCTCAATCTGATCACTCGGTACGATCCTGTTGCCAATACCTTCGCGGCAATGGGTCCCGGACCCGGCCTAGACAATTCCGCTCCCCCTGATCGGGTATTGGGAATTACCATCGATCTTGACGGACTGACGCCGTTTTTGAACGGTCTCTTTGACCGGAATTTTGGTGGTTCAGCCGGCGAGCTTCGAGGCGTAGCGATCTACGACTTTGCTACCAATAGCTTCGATGAGCCGGGCGATGATGGCGCAACTTCGAATGATGTACGGAGAACAGCTATTTCTCCCGACGGTAAGTTCTATGCCGGGGGCTTCTTCACGCATATCGGGGTCTCCGATGCGGCCTCGGTCGCGGTCTACACCCGCCAAGACTGGCTGCCACTCGGACGGCAGGGCGATGGTGTCGGCGTCGGCGGCATCGGCGGCTTGCGTAACATCAAGGTCAGTGAAAAGAATCGCGTAATCTTGGGCGGTGATTTCAGTCAGGCGACCGGCGCCGAGTTCGCCAGATTCGTCGCTTCTTGGAACGGTACCAGCTTTTCGCATCTGGATCTAGAACTCCCCGGGCCGATCAATGAAGTTCATGGGATCCTGCTCTTGGGCGATGACATCTACTTAGGCCACGAGATCATCGACGTGGCGAGCTTGGCTTCCGCGATCCAGACCGTCACGAACCGCGGGCGGGCTTCGAGCGGCGCGGTCCTGGAGGTCCTCGGCCCGGCCCGTCTGCTCTGGCTGGAGAATCAAACCACCGGCCATGTGATCCGGATGGATCTGGAGGTTCAGGCAGGAGAGCGAGTCATGATCGACTTGCGGCCAGGAATGCACAAAGCGATCAGCGACTTTAGGGGCAACGTGGCGGCGGGCATCCTCCGGGACTCGGATGTCGGGGGCTTCAAGTTGATTCCAGGAGATAACCGGATCGCTTTTTTCGCCGTCGGTACGACCGGCGAAACCGAGATCAGCCTGCGCTGGGGTATTCGCCACTGGAGCTTTGACGACATCGCATGGGCGCAGAACACCGGCTAGTCGTTCGCACCCACGATGGGGTTTACCTGCGGGAGCTGGAGACCTGGGAGAGCATCCAGTACGGGCGGTTCCTGAATAACGTCGGATGGTTCCTAATCGTGCTCTCGCCCGCGGGAGCTGAGGATCTTCCCGACGTGGACCGGCTGATCGAATTCTGGCGCAAGCCCGAGGGCGGGGAAGAGCGGCTGGAGATGGTCGGCTTCTGCCGTTATTGGGACTGGTTCGAGGCCGGGGCCGGCAACGACCGGCTGAGGATCGGCGGCGAGGACCAGATGGGGCTGTTGCTCCGTAGGGTCATCGCGTTCAATGCCACGACTTCGCAGGCCGAAAAGACCGACGAAGCCGACGATCTGATCAAGGCTATCGTGCGGGAGAACATGGGGTCGCTTGCGCCGTTGGACGAGGCCGGGCGGCCGCGGGCCTTCCCGGCCACTCATTTCGAGGTCATGGATGATCTTGCCGATGCTCCAGAAGTCACCCGTAGTTTCGCATGGCGGAATGTGCTCGATGTACTACAGGAAGTCTCCGAGGCCTCCCGCAATCAAGGGACCCCGCTCTATTTCGATCTGGAGCCTACCGGGGCGGGGACGTTCGCTTTCCGGACGTGGATCAATGTCCGGGGCGTGGATCGGACGGTGAGTGCTGGCCTGAATCCTTTGATCTTCAGCCAGGAGGCGGGTAATCTGACCGACCCATTTCTGCGCGAGGACTGGCGGGACGAGTGGAATTACATCTGGGGTGGCGGCCAGGGCCAAGGGGTAGACCGGGTGATCGATCCCGAAAAGGATCTGTTCCGCAATGCCCGATCCATATGGGCCAGGCGCGAGACCTTTCAAGACGCTCGGGAGGAGGACACGATTCTTGGAGTGGCGAACCGGGCCTTTGAGCGGCTGCAGAAGGAGCGACCGGTGATAGAGTTCCGGGCCGAGCTGCTGGATAGGCCACAGAGCCGCTACGGGATTGATTGGAGCCTCGGAGATAAAGTGACCGCCAAATACCGCAACCGGCAGTTCGATCTGACCATCCGAAATGTTCAGGTGAGCCTGAACTCCGACGGCGAGGAGAGTCTGAGCATTATCACGGAGGTGGATCGTGTTACCGGCTGATCGAACGCTTCAGGAAATCTCAGCTGCGCTTCGGGATGCCCAGCGTCGGATTGAGCGGTTGGAAACTCTAGAAACGCCGACGTTTGGAGCTATCGCTTGCTTGGAAACCAAGACCCCAGACGGAGTTAGTTCTGTAACTTTCAGTGCAATCAATCAAGACTTCTTGCATCTTTGGCTTTGGATTATCGCCAAGGATCCGACTATAACGCCCGGGGGAACCATGCGTATGACTTTCAATGGAGATACCGCGGCTAACTATGCTTATCTCAATAAGTTCCAGCTAAAATCGAATGGCACGGCTACCGAATCCGTGGCTGGTGGAACATCGGCGGCGAATGCCTTGTTCCTGAGCGGAAATGGTGACTCGGCCTATTGGGGATCTTGCGAGGTCAACATTTATAACTATACGCTATTGGATGGCAAACCTACGCAACGGACGATCACCTGGAAATCATGGAGTGGATTTGAGGCGGGAGGAGAAATTGGATCGCTTGTCGTAATAGGTCGGGGTGGGGGTAAGTGGGTCAATACCATTGATCCGATCACCTCAATCACTGTTAGCGCCGGAGGCGGAAGTTTTACCTTCGCGGACGGTAGTCTTCTTTCCCTAATGGGGGTGTGCGCGATATGAGAGCTGCTCTAGTCGATGCCAGCCGATACCAAGGCATGATCGATGCCGCGAAGATCAAAGCCGCGGGATTTTGCGGGATCGTAGCCCGCTGCACGATTGGATTTTTGCAAGATGGATCTTCCATCAACCGAGGCCTGGACTTCTATCGTAATAGCCAGCAGCAGGCCCGCGACAACGGGCTGATCTTCGGCGGCTATCATGTCCTACGGCCTGAGAATCGCAATCCGATCCGCGAGGCGCAGAATTACGCGGCCTCCGCTGGTGTAACGGATCTAGATGTCGTCGATATTGAACTCATGGTCGGCCAAACGGCCCGTAGTGTCGTCGATCAAGCCAAGATGTTGATCGACCAGTTTGAAACGCTACATGGCCGAAAGCCGATTATCTACACTGGGAGCTGGTTCTGGGATGGCGCACCGTACATCGGCCCGGTCACGCCCGCGGGATGGGAACAGAACTACGCGCTGTGGGAAGCTGAGTATACGAAGAGCATTCCGCGGGGCGGAATCGAACCCTCGCTGGCGCCGATTGGAGAGCCGGGTGATCTCTCGGACGGCTTTGATGGCTGGAAGTTCTGGCAGTGGACCTCGGGTGGAAAACCTTACGGAGTTCAGAGTGAAAGCCTGGATTACGACATCTTCAACGGGACCGAAGAGGAGCTGCGCCAGTTCTTAGGCTTGACTGCTCCTCCGCCGACACTTGAGGAGCGTGTCGCGATCCTGGAGCGGGAGGCCATCGCCCGTGACTGGAATCTGGCCCCGTGACTTGAGGCCTACTTGTCAGCCTATCTCAACCTGTGTTAGCGTAGCCCCAGCTGGAGTTCCATCATCTTCTCTCAATTTCTAGAGACCATGCCTGACAGCGTAATCAGTCTACTCGTCCAGATTCCGATTGTCGGTGCCTTCATCTGGTTCACATTGAGACTGAGAGATGAGGAGCGCAAGGAACGCAAAGAACGGGATCAGGAATGGCGGAGCTGGCTCAAGAAAGAGCATATGGCTTTCATGTCGTTTCTGACCGAAGAACGTAGCCTCAGGGCTGCTCAATTGGATCGATCCTTCGTGGTTTTGAGTAGCGAGCTGACAACGATCAATGAGAAAGCCGATGCACGGGCCGCGGCTGCCGTTGAACAGGTCGTGAGTCGAATCAGCGAGAGAGATGTCCGGGCTTCGAGTCGCTGAACGGCTACTCGCGATCTTCGGTATCTCTATACTGGCGATCTTCGCCGTTGGCATTCTATTCCCGCAACCGGCCTCGGCTTGGGATTGCGGGAAATACAACTTCCGGGTGACAGCCTCCGGCCAAGTCCAGGCCGAGAACCGATCCTCTTCCAACGAGAACGCCCAGAAGGCCGATGTTTTCGTCAATGGATCGAAGGTTCTCAATGATGCTCAGGTGCCCTCGATGCCCAAGGAAACCGATTGGACGGGCTTCGCCGAGATCGTGCCGCCCGCCGACGACTGGACCTGGCGGGTTAAGGGCGAGAGCGATTGCGAGGACGAGGGCGAGCATCATGGGGCGGTCTCTACTGCGACACCTGCTCCAACTGCTCCTCCGACATCTGTACCCACAGCAACTCCTGAACTGTCGGCTTCTCCGACAGCGACGGCGGTCCCACCAGCAACGTCAACTCCGCAACCGACTGCTTCGCCAACTCAAGACTCGCAACCGACCCAGACCGCCACGCTGACTCAGGTCCCGCCTTCCGAGCCGACCGATACGCCGAAGCCTGCGCCGACCCAGACCTCGCCGCCCGCTACCTCTCGACCCATAGCGACTGCAACGGATCGGCCGCTCGGGACTCCGTTCGGATTGGCGGTCGCCACGGCCACGCCGACCACGACTGGTTCGGTCTGTATGGCCTGCTGTTGCGCCTGCGGTTGCGGCTACGTTCAGACCCCGATCATCGTGAATGTGAACGTCGAGGTCCTGAGCGCAGATAATCCGGCTGTCCTCCGCCAGCTCTCGGCCCCCGCGGTCGAACCGGATCTACGGAAGCTGGAGCTGGAAGTCTTCGCGGTTTTCTTCGTCTCTGGCGCCAATCTCATCCTCCTGGTCTATCTGATCCTGTCTCGGAAATCGTCCTCAAACGCATGAAGTCCATCCTGGCCGCCTGCTTCGTATTCGCCTTTTCTGTCGCCTGCGGACCGGTAACCGATACCCCGACCGCAGAACTGAGTCCTATCCCGCGCCCGACTCTGATTCCGCTTCCGGCCCTCCCTAATTACCCGACCCCGTTCACCGTGCAGCGGGAACCGGTCTTCAACGAGCCGATCGTAGACCGCACGAATTGGCTGATCCTGGGCGGCGACTATCGAGCACACCGGGCGGGCACCGGCTGGGGTAACAAGACCGATGTCATGATCCTGGTCTCAGTCTTGGAAATCGAACCCCTGGACATCGCTCTGGTCCAATTCCCGCGCAATCTCTATGTCCCTGTCCGGGGCTTGGAGGATCAATGGCTCTTCGCGGTCTGGGGCCGGGATGGGTGGGCTGGCCTGCAGTTTTACTTCCGGGAGGTCTTCGGAGTCTCGCTCGACGGCATCTTCTACACCGACATGGACCGCTTCGAGGTCTTCATCGATGACTTAGGTGGGATCGCTCCAATCGGATCACAGAACTTGAACGGTGCCGAGACGCTGGTATACCTGAGAGACAACCATGCCAACTGGAAGCTCGGAAGCTATGATGCCGAGCAACGAGCCTTCCAAGTCCTGAATGCGATCTGGGGCCGGGGCTTTCAGTACGTCACGAGCGACCCGATCGGCGCGGCTGGCCTCGTGCTCTCCCGCTGGGGTCCGCTCCTGCAGACCGATCTGGACAGCCTGCGGGACTTCTATGCCCTGGCCGAGCTCGCCTATCGGATCAAGACGACTGAGCAGACCGTCCGATTAATTCAACTGGAGGAACCGTACATCCTTCGCGGAGACACGCCGCTGGAAGTCCGAGGCATGGTGCCGGCGATCGACTTGGAGATCTGGATGATCGACTGCGTGTTCGATCAAATCTGTGAGGCCGATCCGTGAAAGGCGAATGGCTGTTGCCAGTTGGGTTCTTCTTAGGAGCTTGCGGACTCATCATCATCATTGGTTTGATGCTGGATCATCTGATCTTCGGAGGCGCGCTTGAGAGACCATGATCAGCACTTGGAGGTCGCGAGCTGCTCCTAGCTCGCAGAATGTCCGGCCTACTGCTGGCGTTCAGCCTGGCATTCTCTCCTCTACAATCACCAGCCCAAGAGAAAGCCCCTCCCGAGTGGCTGATTCGGAACGTCATTCAGTGGCTGCCGCTGGTCGAACGCTGGCATCCAGACTTCCCCGAGCTGGATCCGGCCTGGGTCCTCGGCGTGATCGCGCAGGAGAGCCAGGGTTTCCCGCACGTCTCCGATGTCACCGGATCCCACGCGGTGGGACTCATGCAGATCATTCCGCGGTCCTGGACCGGGACCCGGACGCAGCTCAAACAGCCGGCCTTCAACATCTACGTCGGGATGCGGATGCTGTCGGCGATCCTTGTGCAAACCGACGGTGATCTGCGCCGGAGCCTCGGAGCCTACAACTGCGGGTTCGTAGGACTTGACGCGGGGCGGTGCGGCCGTTATGGTGGGTATGCGTATGCGGACCGGATCATGGATTACTGGATACCTGTGTTCCGGGTCCGGATCTCTGGAGAGGCCATCACTCCCGACCGTGTAGGGGATTGGCTCGCGACCTTGGGGTATCGGTGGGGTTTAGGTAATTGGCGCGAACAGGAGGAGCAGCATCGAAGACTTATGCGTATGATCTGGGGACATCCGATTCGAATGGAATAGGAGAGAACATGAAGTCAAACCTTAGACGAATCAATCTGCCGATCACGTTTCTGCTGGGGCTGTTGGTCTGGCTGTCTTTGTTTCTGATGGCCTTCCAGCCGGACAGTTTTGGAACCTTGGAGGAGCTGCTGGTGTGGGTCGTGACCGGGGGCGGGGCGATGATCCTCGCCGGATACTTCGTGGCTTACTTCCTGGAGAACCTGGCTTTCTGGCATACCCTCCCTATCTGGGTGAAGACGGTCGTGCCGCTGGCGATCGCGGCGGTGCTTGGTTTCGTGGGGAGTTCGCTACTCTCGCTCGATGTGCTGAAGATCATCCCGCCTAACGTACAGGCGCTGGTTCTGATGCTCGTCAATTGGGTCTTCAGTCAGCGGGCCTACATGGGGACCAAGGGCAGGCAGTACGGAAAAGGATAACTTCGAGAGGTCTTCCCTCCTCCTCTGGGAGAACGGCTCCGGCTCGGCGTACCGGGGCCGTTCGGTTTAAGTTAGCCGATGAGCCAAACGACGGCCAGATAGGCGATGCTCACAGCAATCACGGCGAGGAATAACTTGGCGGGAAAAGACATCGTTAGGTCGCAATCTCGGTCGCCAACGCACATTCCCCATCCTCATTGAGTAGCCGCTGGAGATCGTGCGGCATGATGTAGGCGAAGCCGTTCTTCCCCCAGCCTCTCGACCAGCTGTTCTTGATCCGAATGAGGTTCTTGGGCTGGCTGATGCCATTCAGGACGTAGGCGTGGCCGCCGATAACCGGGCCGGCAATCCCCCACAGCCCGTTCTCATCGGGAGTCAGCATGCTCTCGTAGAAGTTTGTCCCGACCACAACCGGCCCGATGTAGAGCAGGGCATCGATCACGTCGTTCACATCCCAGGTCCAGCGGTACTCGGAGATCAGACCGAGAGTCTTAAGGACCTTGGCACCGGCCCGGACGGAGGTCCCGAAGTAGGCCGGTTCCGCGCCTTCCCATTCGTCCACTTTCTGAGCCTCGGCGTAGAGGAAGGCCGGATCGTAGAGCGGCGGGGTCTTGGCGCCCTTGGGCTTGTGTGTGATCGGGCCATCTTCCACCCAGGCCGTCCAGGCGAAGCCGACGCAGCTCTGAAATCCGTTCTGATCCCCCCACCAGCCCGACGCATTCCAGTAGCGGGTCTGGCGGACCGGGACCGCGGCCTTCACCGGGGCCGCGATCTCCCGGATCATGAACGCGTTGTCGCGCGGGTCGGGGGCGTGGCGGCGGCCGAGGCCGAAGTTGGGTTGGTCCATCATTGTTTTGTTTCCTTAGCTGCGGCCCACGCTTTGTTTCCCCAATCGTTCAGCCATCCAGATAGTCTAGATCTCCAACCGTTTTTCCAGTAATTCTGGCATATCCATCGAGAACAATAAGGCGTGAGCCAGCGCCGAAACTGAGCGTTCCACCGTGCCGAATAATTCTCAAGAGTCCGTCGCGGTTGGTCAGTCATGATCTCTTCCTTTCAGGAGCTGTGAGGCCAAATGTTCATACGGCTCCCAGACCGGCATTTGGCTTTCGTCAATTGCGGTGATGACCGAATAGCCTTTGCCGTTCGTCTCAGGCCGTATGGCGGCGATGGTAGCGGTATTCAGAAGGATCCGCGGTTCAGCGTTTCCTTTCTCGGTCGCTGGATGAACTTCGATGAAGGTGGTCATGATGCTTCCTCTTGCTCAATGGGTTCGAAGCGTCCGTTCTTGCCTCGCTGGATGGGAACTTGAATGACTTGGGGAAGCCCGAGCTTGCGCCGGATGTCGCTCCGCTTGGGTTCGTATTCTTCATTGACGATGCGCCAGAGAATCGCCGGATAGAGGCCGTATTCCTTCGCCAGCGCGGTCCAGGTCTTTTTGGCCCGTTCGTTCTGTAGATGCCCGATCAGGGCTGGAAGGTCTCGGAATACCCGTTTTGACATTGCCAGGCTAAAAGTGCCCGATTAGCTCCATTATAAACGGTACGGATTGGGGCGCAAGGACACAAAACCGCCTCAGGCGACTGGCTCAGGATGTTTGAGTTCAAAAAGCCAACAGTGCGCCGCTAGGCTTGGATCTGCTTTGATGCCCCGA